ATCTCTAGTAGCTGGACTGATACAATAGCACGGGCAGGGGCCACTGATATGTTGAGATGTGGACCTTGTTGTCGCAAGCTATTATGGGAAGGATTAAAAAATGGATAAAGAACTAAAGAGACGGATTAGAGATAAGGAACTTAAAAAGAAATATCAACAAAAGTATTATCAAAAACACCATGATAAATTACTTCAACGATCCAAAGATTTATTTAATGATCGCTATCGCCATGATCCAAATTATAAAGAACGACGACACAGAGAAGCGGCCTTATATTATAAAAAACACAAAGAAGATATTTTTAATAGACGTAAACAATATAGAAAAGGATGGATGCGAATTTTAACCGAATTAGGATTTTTAAGTTGTAGGATCTGTGGATACGACAAATGTTTTTATGCCATAGATCTCCATCATCCTAATCCAACGGAAAAAGAATTACAACCATCACAAATCTTAATTAAAAAACCATCAGAGAAATGGATTTCTCAAATAAGGAGATTAATTCCGTTATGTTGCCGATGTCATAGAGAAGTCCATTCAGGAGTATCCTTATGGACAAAATTCTAAAATTACAAAGAAAAAAAGACCATTTGTGTATCCACTGCCAAGATCCTCTTCCTGAGGGATATGACCAGGAATCGTGTAGGCGGTGTAAAAAGGTATTGAAAAAGGCTGCTGCCGAAACAGGTTGGAGATGGAGGTTAACTCTAGAAATCCTAGATCATTATGGCTGGAGATGTGTGTGCTGTGGGGAAAGGGAACCGATTTTTCTGACTCTGGATCACTCGGCAGGTGGTGGGAATATAGATCGTTCTGAGATCAGAAAGGAAAAACACGATTGGTATAAGCAGGTCATAGACCTTGGATTCCCAAAAGATTTACAAATTTTGTGCTACAATTGTAATCTTGGAAAGAGTAGGAACGGAGGAGTTTGTCCTCATAAGGAGGAATAATGTTTCAATTAAAATATCTCGAATGCCAAGATTTCTTTTCATTTGATAATGCATCTATTCGCTTCACGAAGGGCATGGTTCTTATTTCAGGATATGATGAGCAGGGCAAGGATTCTAATGGATGTGGCAAAAGCACCATCTTAAACGCCATCTGCTGGGCCTTATTTGGCAGGACACTTAAGGGTGTTCAGGGGCAGGATGTCGTTCGCTGGGGATGTAAAAACTGCAAGGTAGTCCTGATATTGGAGGGGGAGGGACATACATATGAAATTCAAAGATCTCTGGATGCTATTCGTTTTAACATTGATGCTTCTGTGGTTCGCGGTCACCACCGTGATATACAATCTGCAATTGAAACTACTTTTAAGACTAATTACTCTTTATTTATCCGCTCCACAGCGTTTAGCCAAAGCCAGGTTGATTTTCTGGCCGCTGCTGGAGACGCAGAGAAGAAGAGGTTATTTAAGGAAATCCTCTCCCTATCACGACTGGATGAGGCTTATGTTAAAATTAGGGACAGATATGACCTACACTTACGACGAGCTGAACGCTTGGAAGGCGAACTGGAGGCACTTACCCTCCGGAGCGGTAATATCAACAATAAAATCGATGAAACAAAAAATCTCAAAGAGACATGGGAAGAGGGAATAGGCCAAAAAGTCCGGGCGTTAGAAGCAAGACGAGCAAAAGTCCCCAGGCCAACAGAGGAACTCTCTAATGACATAAGCCTGCTGATACAGCAAGTCCATCCTACAGATGCAATTACAGAGGATATATCTCAAACTGAAAAAGAACTATATGAGATGGGATTCGAAATTATCGAATGGGAGAAGGCGATTACAAAGTTGTGGGAATGGATGGAGAGAGGAGCAACGATAGGTCAGAGATGCGAATTGTGCGGGAGCGTTGTGAAACAGAAAATGCTTGGAGCCCATAAACAAGAATTAGAGGTTAAAATTAGTGAACTCAAAGAGAGAATAGCTGAATTAAATCAAGAGTCTGGGAGTATTAAGGAGCGTTTATCTAAACTATATAGGACAAGACTTGAGAGAGAAGAGTTGTGCAGAACTATAGAAACTAAAAAGAGAGAACTGGCTATAAACGTTATAGAGTGGGAGCATTATACCACAGATTGTCAGAATGTTAATAAACAAATTGAGGAGATAAAAAATGGGATCAACCCTTACGATAATATACATACTGCTTACGTTACTGAACTTAATAATACTAATCTTCAACATGACGGCGTACAGAAGGATTTCGAGGATACTAAAGGACTTATCGACACTCTCGCATTCATCAAATTCACCTTATCCCGAGAAGGAGCGGTCGGACACATTATCGAAAGAGAATACTCCACTCTTATGTCCTACGCCAACAGACTGCTGTCAGAAATCAGTGGGGGACACCTGCGATTGTCAATCAACCCACAAAGGGAATTAAAGTCTGGGGCTTTAAAAGAAGAGATTGAGATTGTGGTTTATTCGAATGAGCAGAAGACAACTTATTGGGGATTATCAGATGGTCAAAGAAGTCGGGTTAATGTTGCCTTGCTCTTAGCTCTTAATAAACTATGCACGCAAAAACAAATAAATGCTTTTGATTTTTTATTATTAGATGAAGTTGTAGATCTAAGTTTAGATGAGGCAGGAGAGGAGATGGTTATGAATTTATTAAAGAATTATTTAAGAGAATGTTCTTTGATTTTATTAGTATCTCATAAAGAAAAATTTAAAACTAGTTTTAATAATAATATAAAAGTATATCGGGACTTAGGAGGTGTTAGTCATCTTGACCGCTAAAGAAAAGAAAAAACTATATGATGCAAACTGGAGAAAAGAAAATCCAGAAAAAACACAACGATATTGGCAAAATTATTATCAAGGACATAAAAAAGAACTAAATGAAAAGAAACGGGAACGAGATTTGAATAATCCACAACGTCGGGAGAAAAAAGCTGAGACAAATAAAAAGTGGAGAGAAGCATTAAAACTAGAAACTTTTAATGCATATGGAGGATGTATTTGTGTCTGTTGTGGTGAAGTCAATTTAGGATTTTTAACATTAGATCATATTAATGGCTGTCCTGAAGGCAGGAAAAGAAAAGATACAACAATTCGTTTGTATAGTAAATTAAAACAACTTGATTATCCCAGAGGATTTCAGGTTCTTTGTTACAATTGTAATTTAGGACGGGCACATCATGGGGGTATTTGTCCACATCATTTAGGTCGATAAAAGACCGGATGATTGAAGAGCTTGCACAAGTAATTCTGCCACCGTGCTGGTAAAACTCTCCTTGACGAAGGGATTATGGTTGGACTGAATACAATCCCCGATTGCGTGTAACAGTTCATGAACTAACACCAATCGCATCATCTGGGGGGATATAGTCCGGTCAATCTCAATAAGATGGTCTGTCTGACAAACAGATCCCAACTCACCCTCTTCTAGTAATTTTCCCTTTCCAGGAGTAACATATCTGATCTTGTATTTTAGAGCCCCAATGTTGCAGGATCTCGGTTTTCTAAAGGTCATTATCTCCACCGTCTCCTCCATTCGTAAGGAACTTCTTAGCGTATAATTCTCCCATCCGTTCATGTAGCCACCTATGATATTTATTGTCGCATATAAGTAAATTTTTAGGATCATTATTTAGGGGATTACAGTCAATATGATGGACTATTTCATTTCTCGTCAACTGTCTTCCGAAAATCTTCTCTGCTATATATCTATGCTCCCTAACGCACTTCTTACCAACTTTAATATAACGCGTAGACCGTGCCTTTAATCCATCCCCACGAGGAGATATGAAGGTATAGCCTTCTTCTTTCCATCTAGGATTTCCTTCCTGTTTATTTCTTGTCATCAGGCTCTCATGAACACAAGAACGAGAACAAAATCTCCCCCTCCCCCTCTTCTCCATATATGGATATACTTCAATATCTTTGCCACAGATTTCACACTGCCTAATAGTCATATCAATCATCCCCCTTAAGAAATAGATTCATCTCACGAATCCTTCTATTATACAAAGCTTTCAATCGTATTCCTTTGGCAAAACACCATTTTTTGAACTCGCTAGCTGCTCCAGTGTATTCCTCACGATTGAGCTTACTGCGTAGGGTGCTAGCCTGTAACGCTCCAGTCCCACAGTTGAAGCAATACGAAAGAAGGGCGGAATATTGATTGTCTGAGAGGGGGACGGTAATCAGTCGCATTATGGCTGCTGCTGTGTAAAGTAAATCCTTCTTCAGTATGTTCTCTGCCTCTTCTTCCGTTATACCGTTGGAGAAGTCCTCACCTTTCCTAAGAAGATGCCCTACCCCAATTGTGGGATATCCTGCCTGGTCCTTGTAGATATGTAGGACACAGCCTTCTTCTTTCTTGATGAATTCTACGGCCTTAATTGGTATCTCTCGGACTTTCATTTATCCCTCCACCACTTCAGTATTCCCCAAAATACCATGATTAACAAACCCGTTAATACTAGCACTTGTACATTTGGTTGTACAACGTCGCCCCCAAATATGCTTTTATTACCCGAGTGTTTGGGCATTAGTTCCTTAATGGTAATAGCTATCCCGCCCATCATGGATACCATCTGGAGAATCCAGGTAGTCCATTCCTTAAACTTTTTCATCAGTCCCTCCACTTCTTATCTGATTGATCTTCTTGATAATCTCCTGCTCTGCCCAGGATTCTACCTACGGGTATCTCGCACCATTTCTTCCAAAAGGAGATCCTGTTTACATGCTCGGCAAATCATATCATTTCCCCTACTTCTTTCCTTTCCCATTGGATCTTTCCATACTATATTTAAGGAAACGACTACCAAAATAGAAAGAAATAATTGTACTAAAAACCACGAAGTCCTCTGAATTCCAAACCAGCGTTCCTACTTCCTGCCAATTTGCTCCTGCTTTAACGAGACTATAGATTAAAGAATATTTGACATAGCCATAGAGCAAGAAAAAGCCATACGTAAGAGTCGGACGAACGGATGAGTTATAAAGAGACATTAAACCATCCACAAATTTCCAACCAGTAACGGGTACTTTTGCAGATTCGTAGAGAGCCTTTGCTTCTTCTATATCAGCCGTCGCATTGATCTCTTCAAGCTTGATTATCCCTGCCTGCTTCTGGGCCTCCATCTGTAGTTGGCCCATGGCAATTTCGTGCTTGTGATCTTCTTTGTTATTCATCCATTTCATAATTTCTGGAAGTAGACTTCCAAATAACCCCAATAAACTTCCTAAAATTGCCAGCATATTATTTTGCACCTCCTAGTCTTAATTGAAATCCTAAACCAATAAAACCTGCATCCACTTTGATCCTGATAAAAAACCAGGGATGAAAGTAAGCTAATATATAACCCCCAAATTCTAACCAAGGCCAACGATGTCTAGTAAGATCTACAAATACCCCATGACCGCCCCAGAAACGAGTTTCAGACGAAAATTCTTTATTCATTTTCTACCTCCCTAATCTTTTCTCCAATCAATCTGACATCTTCTCTTGTCATTCCAATATAGTTGGGCAACGTGATACATCTGCTGTAGAATTCCTCAACCCTTCTACAATTATTCTCCTTAATACACTCTTTATACATCTTATAGTAGTAATTTGGAAGATAGTGGCATCCTGTTTGGATGTCATTCTTTGCCAAATGATCTACAATCTTTTTCTTTGTCTCAGCATCTTTTGCCAGAATGACAATAAGGTGGTGGGTAGACTGTGCGTGCGGGGACTCATACAAGGGATTTAAACCTTCTCCCCGATACCACGTAAAGAATCTATGTCGTTGAGATATATCTTCATCTAGATGTTTTAACTGCCCTAATCCAATAGAAGCATTGATGTCATTCATGTGTAACTTATATCCCAGTTCCTCCACAGTGTATTCCCACCCATATCCGTTCTTACTCCTATCTGCGGTGCTCTTATTAATCCCAAACCACCTTAATTTTCGAGCCCTCTCTGCCAATTCCTCGTCGTTTGTGGTCAGCATTCCCCCATCCCCTGTAACCAATGACTTAACCGCGTGGAAGGAAAAGCACGCCAATCGTGCTCTCTGACCTACCATTTCTCCTCTATAGAATGACCCGCAAGCGTGAGCACAGTCCTCCACAATAGGAACACGATACTCCTCTCCTATCTCATAGAGGAAATCAATGGGAATAGGTGTGCCCCCATAGTGGACTACCATAATAGCCCTAGGGCGATTAGTATTATGCTCTCCAACCCCATATAATCTACATAGACGCCTAATAGAGTCCAAATCTGCATTTCCTGTAGTCATATCAGTATCTGCAAATACAGGATCAACTCCCCTACGTATAATCTCATGATTTGTAGCCACGAAGGTTAGGGGTGTAGAGATCATTCTAGATCCTCTGGGAAGGTCCAGTAATTCCATGGCTAACTGTAGGGCTGCAGTTCCAGAATTTACAGCTACAGCATACTTACATCCTATGTAGTTACAAAAGGCTTTCTCAAATTCCTCCACTCTAGGTCCTAAACCAAGCCAACCCGACTGTAGTGTAGCTACCACGTTGTCGATGGATTCCTGGTAGATTTTTGTACGGAATAATGGGATTGTCATAATGCCTCCTTAATCTCTGTATAGTTTATACTGTTTAAGCCAGAACCAGTCACCGTATTTTGTAAAGGACCTAGTACTCCATATGATATAACTCTTTTTAATACTTCTGAATCTACATCCCTGAGATTCGGCATATTGCTTTAAACGTAGGGCGAAATCAAAATCCAACATCTCATCATAGTATATCACATGACCGTCCAGATGCTCAAGTCTTTCTCTAAATCCATGTATTGCCATAAAAGTTTCTCGTCGTATCCAAAATGCTCCCAGGGTGATACGTCGGATATAAAGTAATAGTCCTACATAAAGAGCAAAACATAGACGTCCTAATGAGAACTTATCAAATCGTGAATACTTAACCCCCCCTCCCAGGTTCTTTGGATCCAAGGATTTTTCATATACTTCTTTAA